ATACCATATCCAGATGATGGGTTAGTATATAGTTGGTCTGAAGATTCATTACAATGGATTAAAGAAGAGGATATTACATAATGTCAGGATCAAGATGGGGTGGATTTAGAAAGAAATTAATTTTCCAATGGGATACTATTAAAGCACCTAGCGCTTCAGTTGAAGAAACACCAACTACTGTTCAAGATTTTGATTATACTCAAGCGCAAGGCATTTGGAATCTTCGTTCAACAACACAGTTCAGTAAAAAGAATGCTTCTGCATTTGGAAGCAGCGGTACATTCACCTCAACCTATGTAACATCAGCATCTAATGGTACCAATTTGTCAACATATAGTTTTGCTAGCACCTCTTTGGGTGGAACAAACTCTAATGATGTTATTGTTGTTTGTGCTGGTGGTGAAGGCTCTACAGCCCCTGGTCCATTAACCACGGTTTCTTCATTATCCGTTGCCGGGGTATCAGCTACATCAATTGTCAATCCTAGTTGGTCAAGTCAACTTGGTTGGGCATCCACTATATTTGCTGTAACAGGAATATCTGATTCAACTGGAACAATATCAGTTACTTTTAGCCAAACTATGAAACGAGGAATTATTTCTGTTTATAGAATTACAGGAACATCAGGATCAATCCCAAGTTATACATCTGATTATCAAGAGGGAACGGCAGGACTTACGGCAACAACATCAGCATCAGCAGGTTCAACGACAATAGCCTGTGTTTATTCTGACGCTGGTGGACTCACACTCATATCAAGTGGAACAACATCTCCAGCTGATTATACAAATACTGGTGTTGAAACAACAAATGGTTCTTGGGCAGTTGGCAGTCATAACTCATCATCTTCAGAATCAGTTACCTCGACCACAACAACCGCCACAGATGAAAAACTACTTTGTCAAGTTACATTTGGATAATTTTTAACAATTACTTAATATCAATTTATAAAGGGTATAAATAGTCCACTATGGCAAAACCAGCAACCAGACAACAATTTAAAGACTACTGCTTACGAAGACTAGGTCATCCAGTTATTGAAATTAATGTGGACGATGACCAGGTAGAAGACCGTATTGACGATTCATTACAGTTTTTTCATGATTACCATTTTGATGGTACTGAAAAAATATACATGAAACATCAAATCACTCAAGCAGACATTGATAGAAAATGGATTTATTGTCCAGACCCCGTCATATTTGTAACCAGTGTTATGCCGTTTGATGATTCTAATTCATCAATCAATATGTTTGATTTAAGATATCAATTAAGATTACATGATTTGTATGACTTTACATCCGTATCTTATGTGTCGTATGAAATCACCATGCAACACATTTCAACATTAAATTTATTATTCTCTGGTAAACCACAATACAGATTTAATCGTCATCAAAACAGATTATTCTTGGATATCGACTGGACAAGAGATGTTCAGCCAGGAGAATATGTTGTTGTCGAATGTTATCGAGCATTGCAACCAGAGACTGTGGACTTAACAGGAACACTCACTGGAACTACATCATCAAATGTATTGACAGGAACAGCGACAACTTTTGATGCAGAGGTTTTAGAAAACGATTTCATTACCTTGTCTGATGGACAAGAAGTTCAAATTAAAAAAATTAATTCTCCAACAGAGATACAAATTGTTGGAAGTTTAAGTGCCAATATTTCAGGCGTTACAATGTCCAAAGCTGGTACATCGGATGTTTGGAATGATAGATTCTTAAAACAATATGGAACCGCTAAAATTAAATATCAATGGGGTTCTAATTTAAGCAAGTTTGCTGGAATACAAATGCCAGGTGGCGTAACTTTAGATGGACCTAGAATAATGGAAGAAGCACAAAGAGAGTTAGATAAGATTGAAGAAGAAATGCAATCATACAATGTGCTTCCATCAGAAATGTTCTATGGGTAAATAATGAATGGCAACCAATTTATACTTCAATCACTTTCCGAAGAACATAACATCTGAACAACTTCTTGTTGAAGACCTTGTTATAGAATCTTTAAAAATGTATGGCATGGATGTATTCTATATGCCTAGAACCAGTCGTGATGAAGTTGACTATCTTTATGGTGAAGAACCACTCAAACAATATGTCTCTGCCTTTCCACTTGAAATGTATTTGGAAAATGTTACAGGTATGGACGGTGAAGGTGATTTTATTTCTAAATTTGGTTTAGAGATAAGAGATGAAATAACATTATTAGTTTCTCGTAGAAGATTTCAATCAACAGCTAGCCAAACAAGACCAAATGAAGGTGATTTAATTTATGTTCCTTTATTAAACTCTTTCATGGAAATTACCTTTGTTGAACACGAAGACAATCAAGCAATGTATCACACACTCGGTCGTGGTCGTGGTGGTAATGTTTATCTTTACGCATTAAAACTTAAGAAATTTGTATTCAGTAATGAAATTATTGAAACTGGTATTGAAGAAATTGACAGCGATATTCGTGAATATTATCCAAGAACAAAAATTGCTATATCAACCATGGTCTCAGGTAAATTTGTCAATGATGAGATTGTTTATCAAGGTGATAGTTTAGCAAACTCAACAGCACAAGCGTTTGTTTATGATTTTATTCCAAACTCACACATAGATATTATACGAGTTCAAGGAACATTTACATCAGCTAATGTTATCGGTCAAACATCAGGTTCGATTGCTACAATATCAACCGTTAATGACACAGCATATACGAATAACGCTTTTGAAGATATACAAGACAATGTTAGAATTGAAACTGAATCCGATTCTATTATTGACTTTACAGAAACAAATCCATTTGGTGAACCATAATGCTAGGTAATTCACATTTTTATAATCGAACAATACGAAAAGTTGTTGTTGCCTTTGGCACAATGTTCAATGATATTGTATTAAAAAGATATACTAATGATGGAACAGAATCAAAAGAATCTTGGAAAGTTCCATTATCTTACGGCGCAAAAGAAAAATACTTAACAAGAATTACAGCTGATCCAACATTAACCAAATCAGTTCAGACTGTTGTGCCTCGTATTTCATTTGACTTAACAGGAATGTCATACGATTCAAGTAGAAAGCAATTATCTACTTTACAAAACTTTTCTGCCAATACAAATACTGCCATAAGAACACAATATGTTCCTGTTCCATATAATTTTGAATTCTCTGTTTCTATCTTTGTTAGAAACCAAGAAGATGGAACACAAATACTTGAACAGATATTGCCATTCTTTACACCCGATTTTAATATCACTGTTGATTTTATTTCACAGATGGATCAACATTATGATATGCCTGTGATACTTGAATCAGTAACACCAAGTGTTGATTATGAAGGCGATGGCACAACGACACGATTAATCATATGGGACTTAACATTTACTGCCAAAGGATATATTTGGCCACCAGTTAAAGAAGGTAAATATATTCGCCAAGCAAATACAAACTTGTATATTGAAACTGCTAGTCGAACATCTCAAAAAGTTTATATAGATTACGCAAATGGCGCTGGTTATTTTGATGACGAAGAAACCATATTTGTTACAACAAACACCAATGGCGATACAAGAGATATTACTGGAGATATAGCATATTTCAGTAATTCAAATACTGGCATCGTTGTGGTAAAGAATCTAAATAAACTAATTGAAGCAAATGATATTATTGTTGGTGCAACATCAAATGCTAGTTATAATGTTTCTAGTGTTGATAGTGAACCATTAAAAACAGTAATCATCATTACAACTCCAGATCCAATATCAGCTAATGCTGAAGATGATTTTGGATTTACTGAAACAATTACAGAATGGCCATTTACATAATGAGTAATTTAGAGAAAACATTATCTGAAACTTTAAATGTTGAAATAGAAAAAGAAGAAGAAATGGAAAATCTTCCAGTTGTTGAATCTAAAAATGAAATAATACCGATTGAACAGGCTGCTGAAGAAGATACAGAATTTGCTCGTGATAACATTAAGAATCTAATTAACAAAGGTAGTATCGCACTCGATAATCTTTTACAAGTTGCCCGTGAATCTGAACACCCTAGAGCATATGAAGTAGCTGCAACAATGATTAAAAATCTATCAGATTCGAATAAAGATTTGTTAGATTTACAAAAAAAGAGAAAAGATTTATCTCCCAACAACGACAGTATTGTAGGAAATACAAAAAATATGAATATTGACAAGGCAGTTTTTGTAGGTTCTACAACAGAACTTGTTAAATTTTTGAAGAACAAACAGGAAGAATAAATACTCCTAAAAGGTATTAATATGGAAACTTTAAGAGAATTGATGAAGAAGGTGTTAGCTGATACATTCGCTATGTATTTGAAAGCCCATAACTATCACTGGAATGTAGAAGGCGCTAACTTTCCTCAATATCACGAATTTTTTGGAAACTTATACGAAGAATTATATGAAGCTGTTGATGTAGCAGCTGAACAAATAAGAGCATTAGATTCTTATGCACCTGGTTCTTTTTCACGCTTTGCCGAACTAACAGATATTGAAGATGAATTAAATGTGCCAATAGGCATCGAAATGGCAAAACGATTACAAGAAGATAATGAAATTGTTTTAACGACATTAAGTATGACAATCAAGTTAGCAGAACAATTTGATAAACAAGGTCTAATGGATTTTTTAGCAGGAAGAATTGACGCTCACAACAAACATGGTTGGATGCTTCGTAGCATAACTAAAAATACTTAACGATGGAAGGTTATCTTGGTAATGAACGGCTCAAGAGGGTCGGTGTTGAATTAACTTATACGGTTGACCAAGTAGAAGAAATTCTCAAGTGTCAAAATGATCCTGTATATTTTATAAAGAATTATGTAAAGATTGTGAATGTGGATAAAGGTCTCGTGCCTTTTGATATGTGGCCGTTTCAAGAGGAGATGGTCAACTCATTCCACGCCAATCGATTTAATATTGCTAAAATGCCACGACAGTGTGGTAAAACAACAACCTCTGTGGGTTATATGCTCTGGTCGGTGTTGTTTAATGAAGAATATACAGTAGGTATTCTTGCTAACAAAGGTTCACTAGCAAGAGAAATTTTAGGTCGAATACAAAAGGCCTATGAATACTTACCTTTATGGTTACAACAAGGCATTGTGGTTTGGAATAAAGGTAATATAGAATTAGAAAATGGTTCTAAGATATTTGCCTACGCAACATCAGCATCTGGTGTTCGAGGCGGTTCTTATAACTTGGTGTTTTTGGACGAATTTGCTTTCGTTCAACACAATATGGCTTTAGACTTTTTCCAGTCAACATATCCTGTGATATCGTCTGGTCAAACAACTAAAGTAATTATTGTTTCAACACCAAACGGATTAAATTTATTTTATAAGATGTGGGTCGATGCTGAAGAAGGTCGATCTGATTATAAACCACTTGAGATTCACTGGTCAGATGTACCAGGTCGTGATGAAAGGTGGAAAGAAGAAACAATACGAAACACGAGTGAAGAACAATTTCGTGTTGAGTTTGAAACAGAGTTTGTAGGTTCTTCTGCTACACTCATTTCAGGAGTGAAGTTAAGAAGTTTGGCATTTAGAAATCCAATCCGTCACGATGATGGGTTGGATATCTATGAAGAACCTAAAGCAGGACATCTGTATATTATGGCGGTTGATTGTGCTGAGGGTGTGAATATGGACTATTCAGCCATCAATGTAATCGATGTATCACAAACGCCATATAGACAGGTTGCAAAATACCGAAACAATCAGTTACCGTTGTTGTTTTATCCAACGATAATTTATAAAATCGGTACAATGTATAATGAGGCATTTGCCTTAATTGAAACAAATAATATAGGTCAACAAGTTGTAGATATTCTACATTATGACCTAGAGTATGAAAACATTTATAAATTAGACCATCACCATATTAAAGGTCAAACGATTTCGGGTGGATTTAAAAGAAACTCTAACTTTGGTATCAAGACCACGAAATCAGTTAAGAAAATTGGTTGTGCTAACTTAAAAACATTAGTTGAAAATGATAAACTAATTATAAATGATTTTGATACGATTGCTGAACTGAATACTTTTGCTCGTATAAGAGATAGTTATGCAGCTGAAGAAGGCAATCATGATGATTTAGTAATGGGTTTAGTTCTGTTTGGATGGTTAACAGCTCAACAGATGTTCAAGGAAGAAACGGACATTGATGTGAGAAAACTGTTATTAAAAGAACAAAATATGTTAATAGACGAAGAACTAACACCTGTAGGTGTATTTGATGATGGTAGGAAAGAAGAAGTAGAAATAGATTCGGGAGATATGTGGTCAAATAGTGGCCTATCGGATAGATATCCACCTTCAACTTTCTAAAAAACTAAATAGAGTATAAATTAAAAAAAAGAATTCGACCCATTTATTAAAGGAGTAAATCCATGGCATTTCAGCTCTCACCGGGTGTAAATGTATCAGAAATTGATCTGACTACTATTGTACCTTCCGTTGCCACCTCGATTGGCGCTTTTGCTGGAAGTTTTTCTTGGGGTCCAGTTGGTGAAATAATTACCGTTTCTGACGAAGTTCGTCTTGTAGACAGATTTGGTAAACCTAATACAAATAATTATGAATACTGGTTCTCTGCGGCTAACTTTTTAGCATATTCGAACAACTTAAAGGTTGTCCGTGCTTACGGAGCAGATACTTACACTGCTACTGCAAACGGATCACCAAATGTATTAATCAAAAATGATGATGACTGGGAAGCAAACTGGTCTGGAGGCGCAAACACCTATGGTGAATTCGCAGCTAGATACGCAGGTGCTTTAGGTAACTCAATCAAAGTTTCTGTTGCAGATGCTAACACATACTCTGGTTGGACATACGAAACTCAGTTTACAGACACACCAGGTACATCAACATATGTATCAAACGCTGGTGGTACTTTAGACGAAATGCACGTTATCGTTATTGACGAAGACGGTTTAGTTTCAGGTACTCAAGGTACAGTATTAGAAAAATATGCTTTCGTATCTAAAGCAGGTGATGCAAAAGACGATTCGGGTAATACAAATTACTACAAAAATGTAATTGCAAATCGTTCAAAATACATTCACTGGATGTCTCACACAGATGAAGGAACTAACTGGGGTAATGACGCTTCAGGTACAACATATGCTAACTTAAGTTCAGCAGTTACAGTTTCACTTTCTGCTGGTGCAGACGGTACAATCTCAACTGCTAATGTAGTTACTGCATACGATTCATTTGACAATGCTGATTCAGTCGATGTCAACTTAATTGTATCTGGTCCTGCTGACCAAACAATCGCAGACAGCTTAATCACCATGTGTGAAACAAGAAAAGACTGTGTTGTATTCTTATCACCAGAAAAAGCAGATGTAGTTGATAACGCTGGTTCTGAAACAACAGATGTTAAAGCATACAGAGACACATTAACATCAACATCATATGCTGTGTTAGATTCAAACTGGAAATATCAATACGACAAATACAATGATGTATATCGTTAGGTCCCATTGAACGGAGATAGCGCCGTCCTGGATACGAAAGTGGACCTCGAAAGAAATCCTTTGTGCTCATCTGCTGGTCCTACCAGAGGCATTATGAGAAAC